GTCAGGCCGTGCTCGGTCAGCTCGGTCGTGCTGCCGGTCTTGAACACGTCGGAGTACCGGAATGGCCGCTCGACATCAGCCGCAGCGTAGGTCCCCAAGGCCCAGGGTTTGACCGTGTCGTCCTCGCCGTCGTAGAAGACACGGTTGCCCGCACCGTCACTGAAGTAAACCACATTGGATACTGGTGCAGCCCAGATCACCTTGGCCGTGGTGGACAAAAGGGCCGACGACGACTGGCCGCCCGCCTTGGCCATTGTGTAGGGCTTACTCGACCCAAAGGTGATCTTGTAGATGTACCCCCCAATGACAGCCAACGCACCCTCGGCACGGTTCTGGATACCGGCCGGATTAAGTGTGTTCAGCTCGGTCCCGTAGTATTCCACCAGGCACTGGACCGGGTTGCTGTTCCCAGAATCCTTGGGAACATACGAACCCAACCCCGACCGAGAGCCTCCCCTCGCCCGGTTCTCGGTGGCATCAAACGGACGCACGTTTTGTAGGTCCGCAGATGTCAGAGGGTCCTGGTCCTCAACACCACGCGACTGATCCAGGCCCTTGATAGGGAACCTGACCGTGAAGTCCTGCACACGGCTTCTTGCCATGATGCACTCCCGTTAGGACTGGTCACCAACCACGGTCCAGGTCGCTGCGGCGTCCGTGCCGGTGTTGATGTAGAGTTTCTCATTGCCGGCACTGGTGCAGATGTACAGGCACCCCATGGAATATCCACTTGGCGTTCCGGTGGGCACCGTGTCCGAGGCCACAATCAAAGCCCCACGGCCAGGCCGCGTAGCAATGGTCTCGTCAGCACTGTGCAGGTTGATAGGCTTACTCATCTCTCACTCTCCCTAGTAAAGGACACCCTTGTAAGTCACGCGGTTGTCCGCGCGGTTCATGGGCCACTCGGATCCATCTGAATTATCACCCATCAGGCCAAGGCTCTCGGCCGACAGGGTCTGGTCATAACTGATGCTGGCCGACAGCCGCTCGAGGAAACGGCCGTGGTGGATACCCGGCTCGTCTTCCATGCGACTCTCGGCAATGGCGAGGCAGCTCTCGAGAAGCGTCTCGGAGTGAGCCGCACCGCCGTAGGCGTACAGGTCGTCAACGCTCAGCTTGTCCGGCAGGACTGTGAACTTGTAGGTCAGCACATAGGCCGCATCAGGACTTGGATAGAACTGTGCCCGAAATCTCGTGCTGGCCGTGCTCGTCTTGGTGATGGGGACAATGGCCACCTTGGCCGGCTTGTTCTCAATCAAAGTAGACTGCTGACGCAACGCACGCATCTGGTTCTCACCAATCCGCTCAATGGACTGGGTGGCCGAGATGCCCGGCGAGTAGGTCATGGTCCCGACCATGGTCCCGAAGCTGTCAGGCAGGTCGTAGGACGGCCGGCTCAGGCTGTAGGTGTTGGTGCCAGTCACGGTGATGTTCTCGTCATCCAACGTGATCTGGCTGCCTCCACCACGGGAGGCCACCGAGTAGGTCGTGCCGCCAACCTTCAGATCACCCTCGGCGGCCCAGTCTGGCCAAGTGCCATCACTCAACGTGACAACACCCGAGGCAATGGCCACCGTCCCGTCCGTGTACGGGGCCGTGGTCGTCAGCGTGGTGGTCGGCCGCAGGAATGTCCACTGGTGCGGTGGCCGGTCCATCAGCGGCGGCGGGAAGTAGAGTTGGCGCAGTCCGCTCTTGATCACGGATTCCACAATCTCGGCGTCAGCCGGCTGGAAGTCGCTCGGCACACGGCCGAACCCGTAGTAACTTCCCACCTCACGTCTGAGGTCATGGTAATTCGCGTTGAGCGTGCTTTCTGCCATTAGATCACCCTCACCTGTTCAACCTCAAAGACCTCTGTGTGGTAGTCGGTGTAGCTGTCACTGCCGGATGTGTAGGAAAACTTGAAGACAGCCACATGCGTCTCGCTCTCGCCGGGAGCCAGGGTCGTGTCCACAATGGCATTGTCAGCCGGTTGTATCTGCCAAGTCATCAGGCCGGAGGTGGCATGGAACGTGACGTTGTTGACCGCCGAATCAGTGGTCGGTCGCACATCCTGAAACGTGTAGTCGGTCCCCGAGAGTGTGCCACGGGTGTTGATGATTGAGCCGTCTCGCTGGTTGTAGAGCACGAGTCCGAGAGCAATCAGGTTTGACCTGGGGACCACGGTGCCAGACGGGTCCTTCAGCGTTGCCGTGTACTGGGCAGCCGAACCCTCGTTGACCACGCGATCACTCTTCTTCAGATTGGCCATCAGTTTTCAAGCCCCACTGCTGTCACACTAGTCCTGAGTAGACCAGCCGAAGACGTTGAAGTTTTAGCCACCACCGGACCTGTCACCGAGGTCCTGGAGAATCCAACCACCGAGAACACACCGCCGCTGCGAAATGACGGAATGTCCAAGTCCGGTGTGTTCACCGCCATGGCCAGGGAGGTTGCCCCTGAAAGGCCAAGCGGTTCAGTGATGGTGATGGAAATGGTCATGTGATTGTGATAATGCCGCCAGCGGCCCACTGGATTGTGAACGTGCCGCTGGTGACCTGCTGGCCACCACTGAAGTCAATAGAGCAGATCAGCGGTTTAGACGGCGAGGACGGAGTGTCGTCATAAATCACGGCGTGAAACGCCTGAAATGTGGCACTAGTCCACGACACATTGGCTGCGGTGTACTTGCCATGCGTGGACTCCTGCGAGACCACCTTGCTGGTCAATGATTCCCCGCCTGTCGCGTAACCACCGGTGGCGGAGAGTTCATTAGTAGCACGCGGAGTCCAACCGGTGTGCGTCTGGTCAAAGCTGTGGTTGGTGTCGAGCAGGGCAACCTTGATGTCGTCTGCCTCGAGATCAATCACCTTGTTCATAATCTCGGTTTTGAATTGGTTGTATACACCTGATGGCATTTACTAATCCTCCTTGTTGGCCGTGGAGCCTGTGGTGATCTCGGGAACCTGGATGGTGACATCCTTCCGCCCGTCGTCATGAAACGTGTCAGTGATGGTCAAGGGGACCGAGATTTCAATGAACTCACCGTCCTTCTGGACCGTCATTTTTGCATCCTCAACCCGTGTCTCCTCTCGCGTGGTCATAGTGAGACCTCCTTGGTCCGGCTTACTGACGGCGGGTCACCCTGCACTGCGGAGACAGCCGACAGGACCGTGGGCTGCACGGTGGAGCTGATCGCAACCGTTGGTGCCGCCAATGCGGTCGCAGCCGCCAGAGCATCCGGCGTGACCACTTTGCCAGCAATCACATCAGGGACCAGAACAGCCGCGCTCAGGTTGAGGGTGGATGGAGTCTCTGTGTCGTCAGTCTGTATTGCTGATGCCGGGAATGAGGCAGCGACTGAGAGCGAACCTGGCAGGTTCACGACCGCAGGAGCCGGAGCCTGAACGGCAGACGCAGACGACACCGTTGATGGGGAAACCGTTGAAGAGATCACCACCGACGGGGCCAGAACCGCAGACGCGGAAGTCACAACACTCGGAGTGACCGTGCTATCTATTGCAACAGTCGGTGCCAGAACTGCCGACGCCGAGGACAACGTGGCGGGCAGGGCGGTGACGGCGGGAACCGAGGGATGGATAGCCGTGAGGACCCCAAGCTGTGACGGGGTCTGTGTGCTGTTGACAGGCCCTGTGGCCGCCAATCCTGCATAGGGTGCGTCAGCGTATGAATGTCCGCCGTACATCAGTCACCTATCGCGAGGGCATCCTCGACGGTCACGTTTGGATCAGTCAGGTCAAATGCCGTGAAGTCCCAGGTGAAGGCGGCTATGTCGGCCGACGACAGCAATAGGTTCAACTGAGACTTGCAGGTGATGACGTAGGCCATGATTGTGTTGGCCCAGTCAAATAACTGCTGGAGGTATGCCAGCCGGTTGTTGAGACCTTGCGTTGAAGCCTCGACATAAAGCATCAACAGGGAATCCCGCCGGGCCTCTGAATACCTTTCAGTGGCATAAAAGTTGGCTTCACGAGAAATCAGCTCAATCTTTTTCTCTCGGGCCGGTATGCACTCGTAGGTCTCTCGGTCGGACTCGTAAACAGCATAAGCGGCATCAAGCTCAGACTGGGTTGCCCCCTCAACAAACAACTGTCCCCCGGCCACCCTGCCGTAGTCGGGATCCGCCCCCGCCAGGCTTATGATGTTCGGGATGTTGTCAAAAGAACTGATAGCCACGCTCGCCATCACCTGATCTCCTTGGCCGTGAGGAAAGACCTGTAAATGTACGAGCGGCTCGAGGCCCAGTAGAGGTATCCATCATCAGCCCAGTAGTAGAAAGCCAGCTTGTCCCCCACTGACAGGTCCAGGACCACGTTGCAGGAAACGGTTGCCGCTTGGTACGGCAACGGATATTGACCTGTATGAGAATTGTTGTAATACGCCGCAGACCCGCCACTCGGAGTCAGTTCAATCATGCCGTCCTGGCGGTAACTGGTTCCATTATCCCAACCGACTCCAGACGCTGAGACCTCATATTGGCCGGCTCGGGTGATAGTGATGTCATGAGTACTTGACGTATCAGTTGTTGGACCCATGTTGTAGGACTCGGCGGTAGTCCACTCGACCAAGGTCCCTGGGTATGTGCTCGACGTAGCCGACGAAGCAGGAAAACGTGCGTCTCTATAAAGGGTTGCAATGTGCGGGGCGTAGTAATGGCTAAACACCTTCCAGGCGTAGCCGAGACCAGTAGACACCGAGACACATTCCACAAAGTCATCCTGTGCCCAGAGCTTGATAGTCACACCGCTCACGGTAAGCGTGACCGTTTCTGCGTCTGTGTTAGTCTTGCGGACGGTGATGGACTGGCCATGGTTCCCAATTGCGGCCGTGGGGAATGTCAGGGCTACGTCTGAGCCACCCGCTGTGTCCACCAGGTATTTCCTGCCAGCGACCAGGGTGTCACCATCATTACCGGTATTCAGTGACTCATACGGGCTAGCCACAACCGCATGCTCACCGCTCTCCGTGCAGAACACAGTGGACGTGCCAGTGCAATTTATCGCGTTGCCACTGTTTGAACTGGCGAGGATAGTCGTGCGTGTCAGCTCGTCTGGGCTGGAGGTTACAGTGCCAATGCCAACCTCCCAGGCCGTTCCGCTTTCAATGCAGTAATAGGTGGAGTTGGTATTTCCTATTCCGGCGACAAATGTCTGGTAACCGCTTTCCGCGCCGGCCAATGCGAGTGCGCCGGTGCCGGTTGTCGTGGTGGTTTCCTTGACGCGACTGGCAACTACAAATGCCATGAAGACTCCTGATGCCACCGACGGTGGAGGCTCTCAATCTGTTCTGGAGGTGTTGGCATATGTGAAACCATCCACAGGGGGGCGACCGAAGCCGCCCCCCCGTTTCAGGCCGTGAGGAGGACTAGCGAAGCTGGGCCACCCTGACCCAATCCACATAGAGATCAGGATCATCAAGCAGGGTGATCTTCAACAACATGGTTTCAGACGCAACCGAGGTTGCATCCATGCCACTCAACTTCTTGGACGCGACCTTCACACCATCCTTGTAGGCCGTGAACTCGGTGTCGTCCCCAGATCCGCGAACACGGAATCCGAGTTTAGTCCACGTCGCGACAGGCAAAGCCGTTGTCGCAATGATGTCATCATCCGTGCCATTGTCGTGATGTAACACGGCACTATTAGCAGCCACTTCAAAACTGATGCGGTCGCTGTTATCCGCGCTTTCAAGACCCAAGCGGAAAGCCGCGAGTGTCAAGGGCTGCTGGACGCGGGCCTCAAACGTGAGGTCCTTGCCGTCAGCCAATTTGAATGCGGCGAAACTTTCCACCGTGTCGGTGTCAGTGTCGAGATTCAGAACGCCACCGACCAGCCCCTGGTTCGGGGGTGCTCCCCCCGAGGCGAGGTTATGGTTAGTGACAAAGTCCTCAAAAATCTCAATCTGCTTCTTCGGAAAAGCAAGGGGATCAACGTCAAACCAGACGCCATCACTGGGGCCTGCATCTGCGTTGTCGCCACGGTATTGAACTTCAACAGCCATGTTGAGTTCTCCTTTCTTTCGTTAGGCGGCCCCGTCGGTGCTGAGCTTGGCCAGCCGACGACGGTCAACACAAAGGGAGTTCCAAGACAGGTCAACATGCACCTGGTACACGTTGTGCTGACCAGCCACGCGGAGAGGCCCGTCCTCGCGGAGGTGCTCGCCCTTCAGGAAGAAGACCGAGAAGACACCCCAGTTGATGAGGTAAATGGGCTTGTTGGTTTCAGCATCCAACTTCGGGATGTAAACCAACGGGTTGCGGCGGAACGAGATGTTCCCATCCATGGACGCCAGGTCTCGACCCAAGTTCTCGTTCTGGGCCTCACCGACATCCTCGAACGCCGAGATGGTCTCTTCGTTCATATAGATGCGGTAGTTCTGACCCTTTGAGGTCCGGTAGTCCGGGATGTCCACGGGCGATTTGAAGTCCGTCAGGCGGTGTGCCCGACGCATCTTCTTGATTGCATCCCCCTTTGTGATGTTGGAGAATTTGTCTGTGTAATTGCTCCAACGTGGGAAGTCAGTGGCACTCAGGTTGCCAGGACCAGAAGCGAACTGGGCGTGGTTTCCGCCGTTGAATCCTTGGCTCGTCGAACCCTGGACCCAGTAGCGAATTCCAAACGGCGTCACGTTGTCGCCGGTGTGATCATCCCAGAAACAATCCTCGAGCAACTTCGCGAGGCTGATCATGGCATCCGCACGGCGGACCTTGATCAGCTCCACAATCTGCTCGGGGCCTTCGTTCATGGCGCGTTCGCGGCGGTCAAACGCATAGTTGGTCGTCGAGTGCCGGAAGGGCACATCCATGACCTGCATGACGTCACCCACATTGACGTCGTCTGCGTTGAATAATCCCACATGTTTTGCTGCCCCTGATTCATCCACCATCAGGTTCCGCTGGAGACCTTCACCCGTTGCAAAGGAAACCTTGTCACGCTTGAGCATCTTCGAGAGGACTTCGTACTCCTGAAGATCAGTGGCAATCTCGGTCCACTTCATCTTCCCCAGTTCTTTCTGGGTTGTCTTTACGAGGTCCAGGATCTGGTCATGGCTAAGAGCCATAGGTCATATCTCCTGTTCCAGGCGGCTCAAAAGTCAGACATTCTTGCCGCGACCGCAGCCACCGCTGCCTCTTCCGGCGTCATGTTCGCTGCGCTCTCACGCTGCGTCGGCCGGTGGGACAACGTCTTCTGCTTGCGGATTGAAGACCTGATTTTGGTCCGCTCCGATTTGGTTAAGATCTCACCATGCAACGCATGGAGAGCACGGTTCCACGTCGTATCCTCGCTCTCGGTCGGATACTTCTCTGAGATGGTGTTGAATAGATCCACCACCTCCTGGCGAGCTTTCATCTCGGAGCTGCTTGGATTCAGATCATCAAGCGTTCCGGTTCCAAAAACCTCGGCCAGTTCATCCGGTACTGACGCGAACCTCGCGTCGACTCGGGAAATAAAGGCACGTTGCTGCTCGTCTTCCAGGTGGTTGAGCACCTGGGAATGGGCGGCACGTACCGACTCCATCTCGCCAGCCAGATACTTGGCAAGCGAGGAAAACTCACTGATCAGTTCCTCGTCGTACAGCTCGGGGTCGAGTGCGACGTTGTAAGAAGCCTGCGTCTCCTGGGCCTCGGGTGCATTGGCCTCTGCCGTGACCTTCTGCTCACGCCGCGACACGTACTGCTCGAGAGCCTCGACTGAAGCAAAGAGGTCCAGGTCATCACTGCCCAGACCGACGTTGCCAGCCCGCTCCATCAGCTCAGGAGAAATACCCACCTGTTCCCCGGCCGGCTCTGGGTCGGCCTCACCAGCAGGCTCCTCGTCATCCTCTTCAGGGATCTCCTCGAGATCCTCCTCGGGGATGTCTTCCAGTTCCTCGTCCGCTTCCTCGGCAGGCTCTTCGGGGTCGGTGATATCAAATTCCTCAGAAGCGTCGTCCGACTCCTCGGCCGGCTCGTCCTCTGGAAAGAACTCCTCGCTCACCTCGTCCTCGGTGGACTCGGGCGTGGTCTCTTCCGTTTCAGTCTCTTGCACTTCTTGTTCTTCTTCTGGCATTCCTATTTCCTCTGCGGGTCTGAGTACCCGCCGTTGCGGTCAAAGAAGCCATGCGCCTCGCAGTGCTTCTTGCGTTGTGTGGCAGACTCGTAAATGGCCTCGCCTGTTTTCTTGTCGTAGTTGATTGGCACACCCAGTCGCTCGTCAGCAGACCTCGCCTCGTTGACCTGGGACGGGTGGACTCCCATGGCATCCGACCGCTTGGGGTACGTGGACGGCGTCACTGGCAGCATGCCCTTGTAGCTACGGCGTGCCTTGCGACCGTCATCCAGCACAATCCACCCGTCCTTGTTTTGACGACGCTGCATCTCTGCGACGGACATCAGGATGTCCACCACCTCGCCGTTTTCAGTGACGTATCCATAGGTCGGCATCAGAGCATCCCTCTCGCTGCACCGGCACGTTCATCTGGCTGTGACTGACCACCCATCAGGGTGTTCATCAGGACCTGCTCGGCCCCGCCCTTGCTGGCACCGGGCTGGTTGATACGGACGTTCTCACGTCTCGTCACCGGGGCCTGCCTGGTCGGGGAGTTGCCACCCCGTTCCTGGTGGACCTGCTCGCCGGTCGGTTCACCGGAGGCGTCCACCACAATCTCCTCAAGCTCCGGCAGGTTCATGTACTTGCTCTTGATCTTCATGTACGCGCCGAAATCAATGCTCTTGCCCTGCTCCTGGATCATCTGCAT